ATTAGAGAAAAGCGGCATAAGATTACCCCACCATTTTCCTCAGGTCTACTCCTGCAAATCTCCTTACTCAAGGGAGTTCCACAGTTTCTAACTTTGACCATCAATGGAATATCATGTGCGATTTTCCTATGAAACACTTGTCCGTCCTCTTGTAGGTCACTCAAGGTGTCGCAATACAGAGGCATTTCCTTGTTCAAGGGATCGGTCTTATCCAGACACCATTCGCTATTGCACACCATGCTCTAGTAATCTGATATCTGGGTAAGATAGTTTAACGTCATTCCGGACAAGAAAGGTTAGAAGGTGTAGGTAGACACCAACTCAATCAACTGTGTGACATTGTACGTGGCAGTACTTGTACCTGCATTGAAATAATTTATATCCAACGTGGCAGCGTACTGATTACCATTCGTCGTACCAGCAACAAACATGTCCACCAAGACAAGCTGCTGTTGGGTGATCGCTGTGGCAGTAGCCAAGGTCACTCCAAAATAGTCAACAGTATTGTTGTTAGATTGATAACCATTAACCGAAGTCAACGTCATCTGATCCAACGATGCACCAGCATTTCCACCTGATGGCGGGCCTCCTCCCAAAATACCCACCGCAGTGGTTGTTATTCGGTAAGTTCCCGGAACAGGCGCAATCCAACCGACAGCTCCGTACTCTGAAATCATTGACACCCTAGGCGACTCAGTCCAGCCACCCATTGGTGCATTTTTATTCAATTGCAATGGAGTTCCGATAGTGGGATTCACGGGATATTGCGATGTTTGGAAATCAAAATTACCTATCACAGGCAAATTTGCATCAAACGGCACAGGCAACACAGGAACTCGAAGTTCACAAATGTATCTGACTCTCAACTCACCAATAACGTTACTATTTTGACATCCCTGTACAGAGACATAAAAATTTGCACCGTCATACGTTTTGATATCAGTGCCAACAGGCTGTAAACCTGGCCGAACAAACTTAGCATCTCCTTTATGCATTTCCTCACAATTAATAGTCAACACCAAAGTTTCACAACATGGCATCGCATCAACGTGGGGAACAGTGTCCTCAACTTGCTGTTTTGTAGTAGGCGCAGCATCAGAAGCATCATAGTCACAAGAAAGCATAACCTTCCCTGTGGTTCCATTTGTCGCAAACTCGCTCACTTCTCTTTTATAGTAGAACTGCAGCTTTCGAAAAATGTACTTTTCATATAACGACGCAATCTTATTAGCCCATGGAAAAGTCGAAGACTGACCAGGGTTTACAGGATACGCTGTCGTTTGGAATGCAGCACTTCCATTAACTTCGCCAATATACTCATCCTCATCGATTACCTGACCACGACGCGTCGTAGCCCCTTTGTTGGTGATACTCGACTTCAGATTTAGACCAGCACTTTGAGATGAATTGACATTTCTGCTTTTTCCTTTCTTTCCTCTCTTTTTCTTTTGTACCTTCGACATCAGATTTTCCATTTGAACGGACATTTGTTGAAACTTGGTCAACGGTCCTATCATTCTGGCGGCCTTCTTGGCCTTCTTCGCTTTGCTTGACATTTTGTGATGTAATTTTTGAGTATACACGACGTTTTATTTCGGTGCGATACAAGACTCCTACCTTTTCAGGGGCAGACAGCTCATATATTCTTGCGTTGCAACTACCGAAATATTAATCGTAATCCCGCTCTTTTAGAGCTTGACTATACAAACACATTTTGTCTTCTTTCCAGGATTCCTTCCCAGAATATAAAGCATACAACTGACTATCACTCATATATAAACCGAATATCTCTTTCATGGTCAAATCTCGTATCGTGCCACACAGCTCACTTCTATAAGTTTGCCGCATCCACACAATATAATCATCTAACACACTTCGACACTCCAGGTTCCAGAATGAGTCAATTCGTAAAGCACACGCCCGTAGGTAGTGCCAGCGAACATCATCTGTCTCCGATGCATAAAGAAGCGAACATAGCACTTTGTTCGTCTTTGGACAAGGGTACCATTTCTTTGAATCCTGATCTTGTACAAACCACTGGCTCAGAAAGTCTACTTCTTTCAACTCTCGAGCTTCCCAGCAATCAGTTTTGGTTACAAATCCAACAGAGGTTAAGTGTTTTGCCACTTGTTTCCCACTGAAAAGAGTATCACCAATCTCAGACACAGTATAAGTATCATCATCACCATTTAAGGCTAACTTCACATTTTCCTCAAAATCCTCTAGACTCGTTAGTCTTCCTTGGTCTTCACACTCACACAACCACGCATAGTTGTCTTGTGCATCTAAAATCAACGTATTATCATTAATAGTATTAGTAGATCCAGAAGGATTACCAGTGTCTTTTACAAGAACATCAAGATTTTCCAAAACGCACACCGAATTCACAATACTCCCGTAAATATGATCAGCGCGTCGCTTATTTTGCTCAGTACGATACTCTGGCTTCCAACATTTAACCCTAAAATCACGAATTTTTTGAAAGTTCCGTACATAGCACGAAGCGTCAAAAGACGCCTTGTCCAGAGCGTAGGCTTTCTTAAATACATCCATTTCCTTATAGAATCTATGCCATCCACCACCAAATTTATTTCCCCCCACGAAACTCGTTGAAGAGCTCGTTTGCAACATGTTGCTCTCATTCATTTTAAGATTTTGATGAACAAATAACCGATTTGCAGCTACTGAAAATTCAATGCTTGACGCAGTAAAGGTTCTAACTTTACCGTCTTTGATCTTCTCGTCTGGCAAGAGTTCACGCTTTTGCGCTACTTTCCACAGTGCTACAATTTGGTTCGGGTTATTACCCCCAATTACATCGTAAAAGTCTGTTAACAAGGCCTTCCGCCTTGAACTACCCAGCCATTCTCTCTTGTTTTTACACTCAAGATTTCCTGGATAACCACACGATGAAGTCATATCCATCTCGGCAAGAGCTTCCTCTTCCGACAACACATCACTTCCACCCATTAACGGGTAATACTTTTTCTCAGTCATTGCCCAAGCACGCTCGAATAACGCCTCCCGTAACGAAGGCTGTCCTCGATCATACTTGGCAAAAGATTTGAAACAAGCATCACTCGACAATTGAGCCATCCCATATCCCGTAGGCTTTTCCTTCCCACGTTCCTCAAGATACCTCAAAAAACTCTCATTTACCTTGGCCTTTTTGTTCCAACTCTTTGACCCTTTCAACACCTTTCCAGTCCACATTATATGGCCCTTCATACAGTATTTTTTAGTCATAAAGCCAGGACGCTTCGCCTCCTGATCCCCGAAGACCTTTTCAAACGAATAGTACTTTGCGTACCAATCATCCATCTTACTAAGGTCCGGGAGGAGGCCGTCTAGTTTCCCTTCACAATCTTCAAGAGCTCATCCGTTACCGGTACAAACCCTCGTCGTTCATTATGAAAACCAACAACCTGCCCGTGGGTATTTACTACTATCCCACCACAGTTGCCAACGTCACTCGCAGCACAGTAAGTGGCCATTTCTGACCCTTTTGACAAATCTATCTTACTACATGTAGCAAAGCTAACACTTGGTCCCGTAGCACTCAGCCTCGGAAACGCAAACATTGCATAATTGCCACCTTGTTCAGGTTTTGCCAATCGCGCTGAAGGATGCGATAAGCCCGACTCTTTAAATTTAAAATAAAGATGATCATGAAGCAATCCCACTCCATCATCTTTGTTATACGTTACAAGACTTCCATCCTGTTTTACGAACACTATCGGACTTTTACACTTTCTATTTTCCTCCAACTCCTCACCCCACAAATGCCAAGGGACCCAATATCCCTGGTTTGTAAAAGCATAATTACTCCATCGTCTTTGCTCTTCTGGAAGTTTTGAATCCTCCTCGAGATAAGCTTTACCAATTACTTTACTAACCGCACCAACATGAAACTGTGGACCTGCCTCCTTTCGAAAGAAAGCAGTAGCCATTCCAGCTTCAACCTTTTCTGATGTGTTAAATTTCACTTTTTTCTTCGCTTTTTTAATTGACTTTGAAGCACTGTCTTGTTTAAGCGCAGATTTCAATTCCTTCACGCCATTGCCCTCTTTGGATTTATTAGCTTC